AGCCAAGATAACCGACAAGGAAAGCCTTGATTCGCTACGCATTAGGGAGCTTGCAGCCATAGATGCAATGAGCAAAGGGCTTGCAGGTGTAGAAGAATGGCGTGATCTTACTGAGATGCTCAATCTAGCAGAAACAATGGCTAAAAACGGCATTGGCCCTGAAGTGATTGAAACCTGCGATCTTGTCCAGGCTGAGTTACATCTAGCCGCTTTAAGGTATGAAAAAACTAAAAAGATGGGCTTAACTGGCGCTGGCCTGCAAGCAGTCAGAGATTTGTATGAATATCACGATCTACAAAGAACCAGCATAGCTCGGTCTGAATACGAGCGAATGATTAAAAAAACCAAAGATTACATTTTAAGTAATGCACCCTGTGTTTTACATATCAATTAGGAGTTGAAATGTTCCGCAAAAACGACCCCATTACGAGCAAACAAGCAGCAGACAAAGTGGATTTCAAAGCCAAACACTACGACCAAATCCTCGCAGTTCTTGTGCTTAATGGCCCGCAAGGAAAAGACGGTATAGCAGATCGTTCTACACTTGACCCTAACCAAGTCGCTAGGCGTCTTAAAGAGATGATGCAACTAGGTTTAGTGCGTCTTACAGGTAAAACAGTTAAATCAAAATCAAATCGAGAGGAACGAGAATGGGAACTAGCCTAAAAACAGTCACAGTAAAGCTCAAGGTCACTATTAACAATGACGACCCTGACTTGATAGACAAGATTGCTGGAAGGGCTTACACCATTTCTGGCGTTGTAGATGTAACTGCGAAACTAAAAAAGACCAATGAACAACAAGTTAAACAAAGCGCAACGAGCCTATCTAGCAATGGTCAAGGAGCAACCTTGCTCAGTGTGTGACTTGCCAGGGCCAAGTGAAGCCCATCACATAGAGCAAGGGCTTCAATATACCTGCGTTGCTTTGTGTCCAGACTGCCACCGAGGGTCAATGATGGGGTGGCATGGTCAAAAGAGAGCTTGGGCAATCCGCAAAATGAACGAGCTGGATGCCCTTAACGTAACGATTGAGAGATTATTCGCTCAACACTTCTAAAGCATGGTTAATGCGCTTTAAACGGTCATCTTGGCCCAATAGACCGCCGTTAATGCGCTTAGTCATTGTTTCGTATTGTTTTGTATCTGCAAGCTCGTTTAAACCGTGTTTACGCCAAAACCAGCCAGCAGACAAAGCAGCGTATTGCTGACCAACAAGCAATTCAGGATGATGCAATAGATCGGCTTGAAGGCTGTCACCACACAAAGTGTAATTGTCCTTGCCTGTCAATTGGATAAGGCCACGACCATGATACTTCCAGCCTTCGCCTGATTCTTCATTGCCGTTGCCCATGCGACCAGCATAGACCTTGTTGGCAATCTTTTCAGGTTTGTGAGCGTATTCATCAACATTCTCAGCATCAAAACGGCTAGGCCATACACGCATGAGAGCTTCAGGTTTGTAGTTAAGGTTTTCTTCTAAAACACGAAAGCCACCTGATTCATGCCCACATTGACCAATGAAAGCAGCTTTACGCAAAGCTGTATTGATCTCAAATCGAGCGAAAGTTTCTTGGAAGGGTTCAAACCATTCTTCAGGAATGTCAAGCTGGCGTAGTTGTTCGATGTTCATTTAATTTCCAATAGTGAGTTATATGCTGAGATACAAGCGTTCAATTGGTTGATTGCTTGGTCGCCTCTTTCTGTGATGGAGACAAGAGCTTCACTAACTCCTGCGTCAAGGTCGGCTCTTGCTTCTGTATTCCCGCTGGGAGAGGAGGAATCGTCGGACACTGAGCTACAACTGGCAACTGGGATTGACAGCCGCACAGCACCAGAGGCAAGATTATTCCGAAGCGTTTTAGCAGCTTGGTCAGCCTTGGCTTGCGTAGAGGCCAAATCGCTAGAAATCGAGGCAATTCGTTGATCTCGGTCATTAGATATTTCCTTTGCTTTCTGGTTAGCCGCCTCTAGTGCAGCCTGTGCTATTGCACGTTCTTTGTCAAATTCTGATTGCTCATGCTCATAAACAGCCACAGCAATAACCAACCAGCTTACCAATATAGCAATTAGCTTCCACGGTATCATCATTTTGGCTGCTCCTCATGATTCTTAGCAATAACTGTGCTGACCATGCCCAAACCCTTTTCAGAAGCAATGCCACCAATAGCGCCAACAATCAATAACACTATGTCATTAAGCATCTTTGTATAAGCCTGGTCAATAGGAGCCATTGCCTTCATTGGCTGCTCAACAAAGGTCAAGGAATAGAGCATCATGAATGTGATGCACACAAACACAAAGACCACCGAAAAGACCACAAAGGCCCACATTCGGATTTTAATTTCCTCTGGTGTCAGGCGCATTTGGGATGTTTTTCTGGAGAATAGGAGCGACCAAATACTCGGGGCAATTTTGTGCGAACTCACAAACTGGCCTTTGGCATTTCGCAGCCGTAAATTGGCTTGGGATTTGACACTGGTATCTTGTTCGGTCATCGCAACCAAACAAACTAAGAGTGCTTGCGAACAGAATGGCTATTCTTTTTAGCATAGTCAATTGATTCCTGCACAAACAAATAGCCAACGTAACCAAAGACAACAACCAGCACCACAATCAGACCAGCAATAAAGAATTCTTCTTGCTCCTTCTTCTTGGCGACTGCTCGGTCTTTGGCTGCTTGCTCGGCAAACTTGTCGGCCTGATCCATCTTGCCAGCCCGTTCAAGAATCTTGTTCCAAACATCAACCTTGCCAACCTTCATGAACTCAAGTTGGTAGTGGGCTTTGATTTCTCGAACCTTATCCAACTCCAACTCAATCTGCATGGCAATTTCCATGTTTGATGCGTTGCCGGATGCCTTGGCCTCTGCAACTGCCTTTTCGCAAGTATTGGCTGACGAAAACAATTTGCCCAAAGCAGGGCCAAGAGACTGCACATCTTCAGCGGTCTTAGCCGCTTGCTTAACAAGCGATACTGCTTTCTGTATGCCCGTTAGGGCTAGGCCGATGCTTACAGGGTCAAGCATTATTTCTTCCAGTTAGTCCATACAACGCCAATAACGCCAAGAAAACCAGTGATATACATCATTGGCTTGGCAAGTGACGCCATCATGTCAATTACCCTCATAGCGCCTTTAAACGCCTGAAAAGTATCAATTAGCTCTTTAGTGTTGCGGTCAATGGAATCGACCTTAGCCTCAACTTCTAGCAAGCGTTGATAGATTTGCTCATGGCTGATTGGCGTTTCCATTTTTGACCCACGGTAAAGGAGGATTGGCAGAAATAGCAGCCAGTTGACGAGCTAATTGACCCGCTACTTGGGCTTCTGTGTCTGGTTGCAGATTAGTCGTAATTGTAGTGGTTGTGTTGGTCATTTCATCTGTAATGCTATACGTTACAGGCTCAAAGCACCAAGCCAAAACCTGCTCAGGTTGCAGGTCTGCGTAAGGTGTAAACGGGTTTGCTGGTTCACCCAACTTAGCCGTTCCAGCAGCCGCAGCGGTCAAGTTGTTAACGTCATCTGTGCCGACACACATCCAATCGGCATAGATCACCACATCGGTTTGCCCATTTACCAATGGGTTGACCGTCATCTTAGGGATTGACCATTTGTAGGAGATCGCCATTACAAATTACCTTCAGATACCCAAGTACCTGGAACACCTTTAACAGTACAAACCCAAGCCTTTGGTGAGCCAACAGCAGGGACTTGCTGAATAACTCGATCAGCAACTTCTGCTTGCAAAGAACCCGATGGTGCAGCAGTTCCATACATTGTGGTGTTTTGCGTATTCAAAGTAATGTTGCCAGCAAACAATCGGAATGAACTTACTTTTACAACTTGCCCTGCTAAATAAAAGTTGAATAACCCAATAGATACATTTTGCGTATAGCTTGTGTCCCAATAAAAAGGAAATGACAAAACATTTTTTCCTTTTAATATGACCGCCCTATTATTTGCTTCCCCTGCTTGCATATAAACAATCAATGGATACCCAGTTACATTTTCTACATCAAATACAGCCGTGTATCGACCAGTTGAAAGTCCAGATAGGGCAGTTGTAAATTGTTGTTGGAAAATATCAGTTGTTGGAGTTGAACTAGAAGTTACTTGAAACGCAAATGCACCGAATGTATTTGTTGAATTAGCCACAGTACAACCAACAGTTGTATTAGATGGCCCAAACGCTCCAGAGTTCATTGGTATTTGCAATATTTTGTCCGATGTTGTAATGGTTACGGCATTAACCCGTTGTTGCGTAGTTGAATATGCAAAGTCCATTGCAATACCATTAGCGCCGCTTAACTTAAATTGTGAGCAACCATTACTATCAACATCCCACAAACTATCGTATTCTTGCAAAGCTGCAAGGTTTGCAGATGTAATTGAGCTATCAAAATAAAACCCATTATTAGGAACGGTGCATCCTACATTATTTCTAAAAACAGTAACATTAGGAATGCCGTAAAATTGAATTGTTGCACCAGAAGAAAATGTGACGCAATCAGTAACTACCAAAGCTGAAGGCAAAGTAGAAGATGCTACTTGATATGTTTTAACAATAGTTGTTTGTCCAGAAACAGATTCGCCGCCAAATCGACAAGAATTTACGCAATAAAGACTAGAATTTTCACTAACAACAACCCAAGTTCCCAAAGTGCTGTATGGAACACCAAATAAATTATCAAGAACCAATGTGCAGCCTGTTGATAGGTTGCCAACAGTTCCAATTTGGAACACCACAGTAGAACCAACTTCGACCCAGTTACCAGGGCCAAATACTACTTTGTCGCCAGTAATAAAATTACCCACCACGCAACCTGCATTGGTGTTGTTAATTTTGCAGTTAGTAATGTTTATTAACGTGGAATTGCTATTGCTGTCTGTGTCAAAAACAGAAGTTGTTTGCTGTTGAAATTCACAACGATCAATTGAAACGGTACAAGTATCGGTGTTACCAGTAGCAAACGAAATTGCTTTAGCGCCGCCAACAATAACAAGATTGTAAAAAGTATCTTGATAACCAGAAGATAAAAATACGTTCGTTCCAGCAGTTGCTTGAATAATTGCTCGATCACCAAATGAGCCTTCGCTACCACTTGTATTGATCGTCCCGCTAACTTTATAAATTCCTTTTGGATAAAAGATACGGTATTTAGTGCTTGCATTTGTAACAGTACCAGTAGCAGTTTGAACGGCAGCTTGCGCTGCGGCGTATGCTGCTTGAATAGCTGAAGTGCTATCGTTTGTTCCTGTTGGGTCTGCGCCAAAATCAAGGACATTTAAAGATGCCCCGTTAATCATGGAGAAGGACGCTTTTGTAAGAGACATTTTTATTCCTTAAACGGGATAGGAAAATGAAAAGAAGATGTAATTTCCGCTAGCGCCTGTTGTCAAATTTGTGGCGTTTAAACTGACAGTTCCGCCCGCGCTTGTATATTGCAAATTGACATAGCTTTGGCCTTCAGTCCAATATATCTGTGTTGGGGCGGCTACCGTAAATCCACTGCTA